AATATCAGTACCTGGATTACATCTTTGTAGATAATCTAATTTCAATATCGTACTATATAAACTATCTATATCAAACTCATAATTCATATAAGTGGTGTTGGTTTTTGAATTAACACCCCACTCAATTTCTTGTAGGTAAAACTTTTCTTCATTTCTGAAATTATTTGCCATTACTTCTCCTTTGTGTAAATTACATCAACCCAATCTGTTCTACCGTTCATAGGATTTTTACTAATATGACTTATATCATATAAACGAAATCCGGCTGGATGTAGGTATTTTTCTATATCACTAAAACTCTTTTTATTTTCATATAAATCGTAAAAGTGTAATTCTGTTAAAACTACTTTTGTTCTTTTTAAAGTTTCTTGAGCTCCCTCAAAAATTTTAGATTCTCCACCTTGAGCATCTAATTTTATTATATCTATATCTCCACTAAACCAACAATCATCTAATGCTTTTACTTCTACGGTAATCTCATCATTTATATTTTTCACAAACTCACCTTTTGAAATCCCAGCCATCGATGGATTATTTATCGCAATACTATCTTTACTTCTTTTATTTATTTTTTCAAAACCACTTAACATTGGTTGAACCTTATGGTAATAGAACTTTTTTCTCATTGAGTTTTCATTACCTAATGCAAAATTATTGTACTTTACTCTTTTAAAATTATTTTTAACTAACTCATTATAAGATTCCACCA